CCGGCCATGCACATCGCCGCTTCGATGACCGAGCCGTCGAGCCGGTCGTCCTGGCGGCGCGGCCCGCCGATCCCGGTGTACGACCGGCCGAGGCGCATGACCTCGAGCTGGTACTTGTCCGGCTTCCAGCCCGCTTCGAGCGCGGCGTGCGCCAGCTTGCCGAGATCGTCGGCGAGCTCGGGTCGCTGGGCGAGCACCTCGGCCGTCATCTCCTGGATGCGCTGGCGTCGTTCAGACTCGGCGCGCGCCCGGGCCGTGATCTGGTCGATCTCCGCGGCGGGGTCGGAGGCGCTGATGGTGTCGTTGCGATTCGTCAGTGGGATCTGACTCGCCTCGATGGAAGCGGCCTTCGTCGATGCATCGGTGGGTGCCGCCGCGTCGTCGTGGCTGTTCTGGGTATCCGCCATCGTCTGGGTCTCCTGCGTGTGCTGTGCGGCGATCCGGGCGCGGGTCTCCTGGTCCGCGCCGAGGTCGACGAAGCTGATCTCGTTGAGCGTGGTCTTGTGGGCGACGTAGACCGGCCCGTTGAACTTCCGCCCGTTCACCGACACCGAGACGCCGCGCTTGATGAACTCGATCTCATCGACCGAGGCCCCGATCGAGGCCTGCCACGGGAAGCCCTTCTTCCCGCTGGCCACGATCTCCTGCGCGGCCTTCGTGTCGCGTGACACGAGCCCCTCGGCGACGAGCGTGCCGTCCTCGACCGCGATGCGCTCGGTGTGCCCGACGCCCTCGAACGCCGAGTGCTGGAACCGCACCGGCCGGCGCTGCGTGGGGATCTGCATCCCGTCGAGGTTGACAACGACCGGGTACACGAAGCCCAGCGTGCGGATCGGCCCGCCGGTGTACGCGATCATCGAGAACTTCGGGAGGGTGTCCTCGCCGGCGTCGCCGGCCGGGGCGGCGGCGGCCTCGATCGCGACGGCGCAGTCGAACGCCAGGATGTCGGGCGTCTCAGTCTTCGTCATCGTCTGCTTCCTGTGTGCCGGCCGGGACCGCCGGTTCCGCGCGATCGGCGGCCGTATCGATGCCGAGCGTGCTCATCAGCTCGCGTTCCTTGGCGATCTGGCGCAGCTCGGCCTCCCAGTCGAGACCTTGGCGGGCATACTCGCGTGCGAGCGTCGTCGTCCGGCTCTCGAGGCGGGTGGCCTGGGCGTTCGCTTCCTTGGCGGGATCGACGTGCTCGTTGCCGTCCCAGAACCACTGGTGCGACCGGGCAGCGCCGCGGAGGCGCACGGACTGCGGGAGCAGCCCCTCGACGAGCACGGCCTCGTCGAGCCAGGCGTCGAAGACCCGGTCGAGCACCACGCGCTCGATGTGCGCCTGCTCGATGCGGATGCTCTTGAAGTAGGTCTGGTGATCGAGGCGACCGGAGGCGTAGTTGTACCCGGAGCTGTTGCCCGCCGCGACGTTGAACGGCATGTTCAGGCAGCGGGCGATCTCGTTGAGGATCTCGCGCTTGAAGTCGCCGTAGGTCGTCGAGGGCTGCTCGGCCTTGAGCTGCGCCATCTTCCAGCCGCCGGGCATCGTCAGCAGCATCCGCTGCTCGAGCTCGATCGCGTCCATCGGCTCGACATCCTCGGCCTCGCCGTTGGCCGGCGCGTCGGTGTAGAGCACGCCCGCGAAGTCCGCCGCCGTCTCGGCCGCCGCGATCACCGCCAGCGTGAACCGCCGCAGCTGCGCGAACAGCGGCAGCGCCGGCATGATGTCGGGGATGCCCCGGCTCTGGCCCGGACGATCCGCGCGGAAGTAGTGGATCATGACCCCGGCCGGGATGCGGTCGTACTCGAAGTTCGAGAGCCAGCGCCGGTCGCCCGGGTGCTGCTTGAGGACGTGGTACTCGACGGGGTTGCCGAACCCGTCGAACACGATGCCGTCGGTAGCGAGCGGCTGGCTGGTCCGCAGGTCGGGGGTGGCGATCTGGTCCGCCTCGATCAGACGCACGTCGAGCTGGACCGAAGAGGCGTGCTTCGGATTGCGGGCCAGCAGGAGGAAGCCCTCGCCGGATTCGGCCCGCGCCGCCCGCAGCGTGCGGAGCTTGGCGGCCAGGCTGATAGCGGACGCCCAGTCGGCGAACGCCTTCTCGATCCGCCGGTCCGCGTCGGGGTCGCCGGTCAGCATCTGGAGGCGCGGACCCGTGCCGACGACGTCGTTGGCGAGCGTCAGCACGATGCCCTTGGCGTAGGAGTTGTTGGCGACCTCGTAGCGCGCGCGGTTGCGCAGGACGCGGCGGACCTCGGGGCTCGCCGCCGCGTCGGCGCTGAGCCCGTCGGCGTTCGCCCAGTGGCGGCGGTTCCCGTCCGTGGTCGCCGCCGCGTCGTACCGGGCGATGAGGGACCGCCGATCGGCCACCGGGGCCCGCGAGCGACCGTCGCGGGGTGCTCGCGGTGTGTCACCACGCCGTTGCGTGTGCGCCGCCAGGGTGTTGATCAGCCGCGTGAGCATCCGTGCTCGTCCCTTTCAGACCGTTCCGTGCGGGATGCCCCGCGTGACCTTGATCCCGAGCCCCTTCTTCTTGGCCGCGTCCTTGGCGCTCAGGTAGCGGTCCGCCTCGATCTGGTCCTTCAGGCCGTGCTGCTCGACGCTGCCGGCGTCGCCCTGGGCGCGCTTCGGCCCGGCCGCGTTGTCGCGGATGGTCTGGTCGAGGTTGTCGGAGGACTCGGGCATGACGGCTCCGGTCGCGGCGCACGCCGCGTCTACGAGCCATCTACGCGAACATCTTCGGGAGTGGCGGATGCCCGGGTCAGGTGGGTCGATAGATCGAACTCAGGCCTGAGATTCGCGCGTGATGATGCGTCGTCCGCAGTACCGACACTCACGTCGGCGCACAACCACGCCGTTCGGTCGGTGCTTCACGTAGACGACGCGGAAGTGCTGGCACCCGCATCCCCGACAGACCAGACCGAGCTTCTCGCCATCGGACGAATCGGATGCTCGCCGCATTCGGGGCATCAGCGACGCCCTCCCTGCAGCGCCGACAGTTTGATCCGCGGCTTGGCCGCCGGCTTGGCGTCTGTTCCGAACAGCACCGCGCCCTGCATCGACGCGGCGACGGCGCACCCGACCAGGCAGTCGAGCCAGTGGTTGTCGAGCCCGTCCACCCGCAGCTTCCACTCATCGACGACCCGACCGCGTCCCTCGGTCTTGACGCGGTACTCGGCCGTGAGGTGCTCGGCGAGCAGCCTGTGGTGTGCCGGCTTCGAGCCGAAGAGCGAGAGGCAGCCCGGATCGCCCATCGGCACGCCAAACCTGGTGTGGACGAACGACTTCCAGTAGTTCGTGTCGAACACGACATGGCGGACGGCCCGCTTGCCCGCGACAACGGGGACACGCCAGTTGAGCCCGATCCGCTCGCCGCGCTTCCGCTTGTAATCGCTGAACGGGATGCTGCTTGCCCCGACGTACCGCCCGTGGCTGGGCATGAGCACGCCCGCGTGCGGGCTCTGGCGGCAGAACTGGTAGACCACATCGGTGGATGCGCCCCAGTTGGCGTCGATCAGGCATCGATCGATCCGCACCATCGCCCCGTCGTCGCGCCGCCACTCGCGCCCGACCGTCGCTGCCATAAGCCGCTCGAGCCCGGCGTAGATCGCGCCCTCCAGCCCCGCCCGCGGGGCTGAGGCGGCGAGCGTGTGCTGGAGATCACGCAGCGTGAAGAACGACCCGGGCGCCTGCCGCTGGTCGGGTTCCGTGCCGTAGTCGATCACATACCCGGTGAAGTCGTCCTCCCAGGCGGTCACCGTGTAGAACAGCGCCTTGCCCTGCACGTCCACGAACATCGTCAGGTGCGAGCAGCCGATGGGGACCAGACCGCGATCGTGCCCGCTCACCTTCTCGGCGATCTGGTCGGCGCCGAGCATGTCGTCCGCGGCGGTGATCTCGGGCAGCGGCTCGTTCTGGTACTCGGCCCAGAACGCCACCTCGTTCTGGAGCTTGAGGTTCACCGCGTGCTGGACCGCGCTCAGCTCATCATGGTTGTACCGCTCGGGCCAGGCGGCGATCGCACCCTCGTCCATCTCCTCCCGGTGCTCGCGGTAGAAGGCCGTGGCGTCGGCGAGTCCGCGCTCGGCACGCAGCCCATCAGCCCGCCTCTTGGCGTACTCGGCCCACAGCGCGTCGTTGTCCGGGAAGGCGTAGATCATCTTCGTCCGCTCGCCCTGCCACTGCGGGTGCTGCTCGCGGTCGAGGATGCGGTCGGCCATGTCGCCCTCGCGGACGACCGTCACCGTCATGAGCCCGGCGATCTTCTGGCCCGGCCCGCCGAGCCCGAGGATCGCGCCCGCCAGGACGCGCTCGCGGTTGGCGCACTGGCTCGGGCTGCGGGCGCTCTCGTCGGTCTGCGGGTCGTCGATCAGCACGAGCGACGGCCGCACCGACGAGCCGTCGGCGCGCTTGTGCTTCATCCCACGGATGCGCCCGGTGATCCCGGCCACGCGGATGATCGCGCCGGACGCCGCCGAGCCCTCGATCGATGGCAGCACGATCTCCTTGGCCGTCCAGCCGATGTGAGTCTGCTTGCCTTGGTAGAGCTGGCCCGACGCTCGCTGGGTGATGCCGTCGAGCGACCGGATGGGGTGGCACACCTCCGGGAAGTCGTCGGCCAGCCGGTCGTTGTTCTCCAACTCGGCTTTGATCGAGTCGAGCATCCCCGCCGCGTGGTCCTCGTCGGAGCCGATCAGGCACACGAACTCGCGGTGCCCGTAGAGCATCGCCCACAGGCACGCCGTCTCGCACAGGCTCGTCTTGCCCGAGCCGCGCGGCATCGCCATCGCGAACAGCCCGCCCTCGAGGACGGCCCGCTCGATCTTGGCGATGACCTTCAGGTGGTCCTCCGACCAAGGCAGGTGAAAAGTCTGCGGGAAGTAGATCTCGCAGAACAGCCGGAAGTCGGTCGCGGCCCTCGCCTTGCGATCGGGCTCGGCGACCTCGGGCAGCTCACCGATGTCGCGCCCGGACTGCGACAGCAGGATGCTGCGCTGCCGCGCGCGCTCTTTGACCGCCTCGTACCCGGTGAGCCCGCCCTCAGCGCTCTCGGCCAGCGCCTCGTGCCGCGTTGTAACCAGCCACGCGACGTAGCGCAGCAGGTCGACCCGCGACGCATCGCCATCGGACGCCACGCGGTAGCCCGCCCGCGTGCGGTGCCGATGCAGCTGCCGCTCGCTGATCACCTCGCCCAGCGGCGTGGAGTTCAGCAGGCGGCAAAGCTCGCCAGGCCGAAGTGTGCGCGGGTCAATCGCCAACGGCTCTCTCCGAGCGCATCTCGCGGAGCAGCCACGCCGCGTAGTGCACCAAGTTGATGCTCCCGTGCGCGTTGGTCGGTGCGCCCTGCTCGATGTCCGCCTCGAGCATGTCCTCAGTCACCGGCCTGCCGCCGAGGCGGGACAGCACGCGGGCGGCGTCGGGCACGGCCAGCGCGGCGGGGTTCAGCCGCCCGGGCTCGCCGGCGGGCGAACTAGGCGCATGTTCGGGAGTCATGCCGGACCTCCCGCCGCCACTTGCCCACATTCCCCGCGTAGTTGCCCACAAGGGCGAAGTCCATCCCGGAATCTCGCAGTTCCGACTTGATGGATCGCGCGGCTCACGCCCTTGTGTGTCCAACGCGAACCACT